CAAGTTGGTCAAATCTTTCAGCTCCGATTTTAGTTAGCAGGTTAGCTCTATACTCAATTAGATTACCTGACAAGAAGCTATTGCACCTCTCGCATTGCAAGTGGACATTATCCTCGTCAAAACGTACGTTCCAATGATTGTTAGCGTTGTAAAAATGTCCTGCGTTTACCTTTTTAGGTACTTGCTTACAGGAGATGCAGAGTTCGTCTTTATCTCGCTCTCTGATGTATTTGTTGAATACCATTTGAGCAGCCTTTACGATGTCTTGCACGGTCTCTAAATTGGCTTTCATTTGCTTTTTCTTCTTCTGCCAGTTCTTTACTTTCGCTTCTTGAACCCAAGCATCAACACACATCTTATTCAAGCAGTATTTTTGATTGAATCGGATAGGCTCAAACTTCTCCTTGCAATTCTTGCAGCGCATCAGTCTAATTCAATTACTTCTTCAATCCATTGTCGAAACAAAATCTGCAACTGAATCTGCTCGTCAAATATCTTACCTGCGTTCTCTCCGTCTATTCGTAGGATGTCTCTATCTACTCGTTGGATTTCTTCTGCAAGCATATTTGCTTTGCGTTTGATTGATTGTTTGAAGACGTACTGGTCGTTTAAATCCTCAATGAAGTCTGCCAACACAGGAAGGAAGGCGGTCAATGCGACCAATTTTTTTTCTACTTTCATAATTCTACGTTTTTATATTTAATTTCTTCTTGTAATTCTTGGTAGGCTACTCGCAGTTGTGCGTTTCTTCTTGCCAGTTGGTTAAGCTCTCGGTTTAGATTTGTGATTTCGTCTTCAAGTAGGGTTATCACCTGAATCGTCTCAAGCAAATACTCCTCGCTTTCTTTGCCTCCGTTGATGTAGTCTTTGGCATCAGGCTTGTCCTTTTCGAGTTTCTCTCTTACGTTCTTGATTCTTTCTTTAACCGTCCAAACGGTTGTCTTTGCCCATAGTATTTTAAGTGATAAGTCCATTTTAAAAAGGGTTTTGGTTTGCTAATCTACGGAGTTTATCCGATGTACTTTCTATTTGTCCGTCTTTTGGTATCTCAATTTTACGTTGTGATTCCTTCTTGTAAGTAGTGCCTCGGTTTGCATAAACTCGGTTACCTTTGAAGTCAAGCATATAATACTGGTAGCGTTCAACATCCAAAAACATTTTGTAAACTCCGTTTTTTGAAACGCCTTTTGGCTTGCTTTTGGCAACTTTTAAATGCACTTCGTTTTTCTCTGCTCCTACACCATCTGCATCTCCAAGTCCATAAGGTGGTCTCCACGGAATTAACACGCTTAAACCCTTTCTAAACCATACCTGACCGCCTGCAAAATCTCGTGCGCTCGGCATAGGAAAATAACTTATGTCAGTTCCTGCTATTGTTTTAGCACTTACCATTGGTTGGTCTCTAACGTGATTGATAACGCAGTTGTGTCTACCTGTCTTTCTTGCGTTCTTACGCACAACACCAAGAATCCTACTCAAGTATTTATCCTCACGTCCTAAATCGGCAGGAATAAACTCCTCGGTTAACTCGTTCCAAGGGTCAATAGTTGTAGTATGTATTTTGATTCCTTCTTTGCGCTCAATCTCATCTACAAGTTGGTAGAATTTTGTGATAGTCAAGTCCTCATCAATTGGGTCTATAACAATAAAATGCTCGTTGATAAACATCTCTGCGCTTACTTGCTCTCCGTTTGTCATTGAGTTCTTACCTTGAACATATGGCTTACCTATGTACTTGTAGCAAAGCTCCGAAAATATCTCCGCACTACTACCAGTTTCAGGACTAAATACAACGTGATTCCAACCGTGCAAACAAGATAGGTTTATAAGAAACTCAAACCATAGTTCCGTCTTTCCCGATGCAGGTGCTGCGCCTATGTAAGTCGTAGTTCCTTCTTTAATTGTAAATGGAAGCATATCCCAATCCCAACCGATTGATTTACCTTTGACGTCTACCTGTTGACGTACGGCAAACATTTCGGCATTTAGGTGTGTAAGTCTTTTGTACATCAGTCTATAATGGTTGTAGGTGCGTTAAACTTTGGTTTGTTCCGTTCTTGTACGTTTTTGTTCCAACGAATCAATCGGGCATCTAAATTAAAACTTGTTTCCTTTTCGTAACGCATTTTTTTATCTTTTTCTCCGTGTTCCGTCCAATAGTCGTAAAAGTCTCTAATCATAGATTTACCATAAGTATCTACAAAAGAAGTTAACTTAAAAGCAAACTCCTGTTTGCGCTTATTTATATCTTTAGATATATCACTAACACTATCACTTACACTATCGGCATTTTTGGTATGCTTTGGTTCTTTTGGTATGCGGTCGGATGCGGTCGCATTCCATCGCTTGTTTGCGTTCTCTTTATTACGCTCTCGTATTGATTCGTATTTTTGTAGGTCACGCTTTAAGCTCTGCTTGATAGGCTCGAAAGCTATTTCAGTTACAATATCATCTGCAACTGGGTTTAGGTCATTTACATATTTCAGTAAATGTTTGAACAACTTACCTGCTTGCAAGTCGTCTAATTTATCCACCGTGTGAATTATGTCACAGTAGATTAGAAATGAATTTTTGTCTTTTGCCATTGTCGAAGTTTTAGCAATTAAAAAAGCCATCTTAAATCCGCAGCCTTCGACCTCTGCTTCATTAAAATGGCTCAATAATACCTTGAGGATTTATAATGTCGAAGGAATCCCTTACAAAGATAACGTATAACTATCAAAAAGGTTGCGTCAGCTATAAATTTTTTTCGTATTTACCTAATTTTATGTGTCGCTGAATCTTCTTAAACTGCGTGTACGTTTTTGCCTTTAGAACGTCTTTTACCAAGTCAGGTGAATCATCGTAGTAAGGAAGCGTTGCACCGTATAAGACCTCGTCTATTCGCCTTGTGGCTATCTTGTAGTCTTCGTATCCGAACCGATGTAAGTCTTCGTGTTGACGTAGTCCGTGCAGGATGGTAGCGTGGTGTTTTCCACCAAACATATTTCCTATTTCAGTTAACGTGTAGTCAATTTTGCGCAGTTCGTTGTAAAGGTAGTATCTGCGGTATATGTAATCTCTGCTGCGGTTCTTTGATTTTAAGCCGTATTCATTGATAAGGCTTTCTATAATTTCTACTTTTGTCATTTCGGTTCTATTGGTGTTACTATAAATTTTCCGTCATTGTATCTGCCTGTCACAAGTAAGTCGTGTTTCTTCCAATAGGCTAAAGACTGCGAGGTGAGTATCCATTCCTGAACTACTGCCAGTCCTATTTTGTATGTTAGTTTGTATCTCATAGCTTTTCTAATTCGTGTTTTACTTCTTCCCAATAATCTATTATTAATCTATTTTGCCAAGCATTCTCGTGTAAAGCCTCAATTAATTCATCAACAAATAAACCTGCACATTTAATGGAATCATCGTATAACTCATCGTGCATCAACACGGATGCAAATTGCTCTACTAAATCTAATGCTTTTTCTTTTGGTGTCATAGCTTTTCAATTTCTTGTTTTACTTCTTTCCAAAAATTACCAGCATCTTGTATTTCAATATTTGCAATTGATAAATATCTATTAATATTTTTAGTTATTTTTTCTTGATTTTTTATTAACTCATCAACTGCAATCAATGCGCATTCTTTGGCTTGTTTACGCCATAAAGACGAACTAAATTCCCATGTTCCGTTGTATTTTCCAAGAATTCCTAAATGGTCAATGTCGGAAAACTTATCAAATAATTCTTTTGCTTTTTCTTTCGGTGTCATATTTCTTGCATTTTGATTTCACAAATTCGGTTATATAAGTCGTGGTTAAAGGATGTCCAAAATCGGTTTACTTGGTAGTTATTAAATGCCCCACATATAGCCCTCGTCGTTGTAGGCTTCAACGTAGGCATCTTCAAACGTGTTGTTCTCGTAAAGTCTTTCAAGGCATTCATCGCATTCTCTTGTTTGTTTAATAGTGAGTTTTTCATCGTAGGTTTTTTTAGTGATTTTATAATGAGCGTAAGCATCGTAGATTTTAATTTCGTATTCGGCAAGGATTTCTCCGTTAGTTTCCGTATCTCCTTCGTCGTGTAGCGTTACCATCAGGTAAACAAAATTGA